TGACCTGTTTGTGCAACTGAAACGTTTGAACCGTCTCCAAGTCCTGTAACAGAACCAGAACCAGTTGCTGCAACAGCTGTACCAGCAACAATGTTAACACCAGCATATGACTGGTATGCACCCATCTTGCGAGCAAGAGCTTGAATGTTTCCAGAAGCTGAACTGCCTTGAGTGCCTGCAACTTGAGCAGACACCATAGTCTTCTCTACGTCACGAGCCATTTCCTTTCCACGCTTTTCAGTCTGATATTTAAATTCAGACTTACGACCAACTTTATCGACACTTTCTAATGTGCCAGAAACTCTAATACCTTTAGTAAAGATTTGAGTTTTGTTGGTTAAACGTGCAATAGCAGGAGAAGCACTTTCTGCGAAAGATGATCCCTCAGCTGCTGCTTGTAGTCCTGCAGCTTCTAAAGTATCAGTCGACCACTCATGTAGAGTAGCTGATGCTTTACCCTTGCCGATAGAGGACACGAATGGTGTCATATCACGAGAAATATTAGATATCCAGTTCGCTAGGTCTTCTCTGGACCCGTTTGGTTGCGAAGTGGTTGTAAAGTTTGTAGCCATTATATTTCCTATGGTTAGTAAGGTCTAGCTTTCAAAAATTCCATCAATAACATTATCAAAGAGAACCTTGCTATCTTGATCGGTTGCTCTTCCTTTATTGGCGTTCTTTCTGGCAGCGTCCACCCTATTGGATTTTTTAGTTTTCGCAGCTACAGGTTTTTTCGTAGGCACTCGTTTAACTGGAGTTTGTTTTCTCTTAGCTGTTCCTTTACTAGAGTTTTCCGAGAGTCGTCTATAACCATCAATGGCTTTAATCATCATTGGATCAACTATACTGTCAACCATGCGTTCATCTAATCCAATGCTTAATGCAAATTTTCGATTTGACATAGCAACATCCTCCGACCAATCAGGAATTAATTCAGGAACAACTTGATTAAAGTGTTCGACTTGTTTTCCAAATTGTTCTTGGGCTTGTTGACCTAACTGTTGTGACATGCCTTGTAATAAATTATTACGACTTGCTTTTCTTGTAGAATATTCCTCTTTAGCCTTACCTAACTTATTGTTAAGTTTACTAGCTTGATAGTCATCTTCTTCAAATGCTTTGTCTACTTGATCTTGAAGATGCTTTAAAACACTTTGGTCTTTTGCATCTTCTCGTTGAAGTAGTTCTGCATTTACTCTTGCATAAATTTCAGCTTGTTCTCTAGTTTGTTCAAGAACCTTTGCCTGCTCTGCGAGCTCATCCCCTTTTTTTGACTGGCTCTGCTTTGTTTGATAGTTTGCAACAAGTTCTTCCATAGTAACTTCAGATTCTGTTCCGTCAATTTTCACGGGAACCTTAAAGTCCATATCAATTTCACTGTCTAGCTCATCTGATTCAGATTCTTGGGTAGCGTCCTCAGACTCATCCTCCTCTTCCTCTTCATCACTTGTGTTATCATCCTCTGCTTCATCAACTTCATCAGCGTCCTCGTCAGTGTGTGGATCTTCACCTTCGAGTTCTTCTGTCGCTTCGTCACTTTCTTGGGTAGCTGACTCAGGCTCTAAGCCTAAGACTTCATCCGCCAAAGCATCAAAATCGAAATCAGTGCCTCCCGACTCATCCGTTTGGGTAGCTTCGTATTGTGGTTCTGACATATTGTCTCCTATAAATAAGAGAGTTTATTATAACTCTCTGTCATCAATCATTCATCAAAGGTTTATAATAAAACCTCTTACTTCTTGCTTTCTTTCTTAACTTCAGGTACTGCAAGTAAGTCCTGAATATGTTGCTTAGTTATTGCTAATTGATTATAATCAAACGCATTGCCAGCTAGTTGCCTTCCAGCACCTAATATTTGTATAATAGCATTCATTTGAGTGCTGAGATTAGCCTCAGCTCTTTTTAAAACATCTCTATCAATCATCATTCATCACCTTTTGTTTGTTCAACTTTATTATCTTTTGCCATAATAGCATTTTCTATATTGCTCATTACAGCGCCTTGACTTATTGCTAACTTATAAATAAACTCTCTACGCTCTGTTTCAAAGTGTTTAGTTTCTAACCACTCACGAAACAAGGCGTTAAGTATATCCTCAGTCACCATTGTCATAGTATCTTTTATTTCAGTACACTGGTAGCCCTTATTTAGGACTCTCTGTGCGTCATCATATGGCGATACTTTTTTTGGTTTGCCATTTTCTCCAGCTTTATATGCTGGTTGTCTTTTATAATTTGCCATCATTCATCTCACATGTTTTGATATTGGTCTATAGATATACGCTTAAAACCAAGGGTTTGTAGTATACCTAAAGTTTGTAAAGCAGCTGTAGAACTTACGAGAATTTCCAAGTCTTCACTTTCTGTAGCTAATTCTGCTATTCTGTCAATAGCCTCCGCTATTAACATTGTCCTGTTCTCCATACTGCTGCTCCTGCATCATCTGTTCTTGTTGAGCTTGTTGCTCTGCTTCCATTTGTTCTTGCTCTTCTGTATCTTGATACAACGATAAGAAATCTGCTGGAATTTTTTGTGGAATTTGAGCACCATCTTTTTGAGCTTTAATTGCAAGTTCTGCCCAGTCTCTATTAGAGTCATCATTTGCTGATAACAATTGACGCTTATTATCAATCTTCTTATTATCGGCTTCAGCTTTAATTAAACTTACATTAGCTTGTTTAGTTGCTAAATCAAGTTCAATAGAAGCTTGTTCTGCTTGGTCGTTTCTGTCTTTCTTTTGTTTTTGTAACTGTTGAGATTCTTGTTGTGCTTGCTGAAACTCTTGAGTAGATGGATCGTTTAAGAATCTTGTAGGGTCCATACCCATGTTCTTAAGAATATCTAATGCAAGATTATAAGAAGACATCGGATTAATAAAAGCTTCGGATGTAGGACTTTGAGCCATTTGAGGTAACAACTGTGTAAGCTGTATTAACTTCTCAGCCAAAGAAGAGTTTGAATTTTCTCCAATGTTTGCCTGAATATCTAAATCCATATTGCCCGGCATCATCTGTAACTCTTGCGGAGTAAGTGATGCATACCCTTTATCTGTCTTGTACATTGTAGGATTTTTAAGATTGCTTTTCATTTCCCTTAATACACCACGACATAAATCTTTAATGCCTGTCTCTACAAATCTACGTGCGATATGCTCTACTCTTATTTGTGCAGCATTTTGTGCACCTGCCATTTTTTGCTCAGAGTTACCAGATACATATAACGTATCATTTAAACCCATAGCAGTTTTGCTAAGCCCAGTAGATTGCTCTTTCTGAAGCCCCAGGAATTCTAACATTCCACTTGTACCAGCACTCATTGGTTCTGGCTGGAGCTGTTGTACTGCTGCTGCAGGGTTTCCATTTGTAGGAATAATCTGCTTTGGCACAGGGTTTTGTAATGCAGAAAAGTCCACAACATTAGGATCGGCTAGTGTTCTACCGTAGTTGCCAAAGTACACGTTTTCTACAAATCCTCTAAGGATAGCTGTAGTTGCTTGTGTCTGTGGGCGAGCCATGTCAAGAAGTGACAATCCATAAAACTCATGTGGTATCTCAATAGGATTAAGCACTGCTACTGGAACATAAGCCACATCATCTTCTTCTAGTATTGTATTACCAGCTTTAATCACATGCTTAAGTTCTGCAATACCATCACCATCTCTGTCAGAGCGAATCCAACATTCAATAACAGTAATACTTATATTAGCTTCTTCTTCATCCTCATCTGAGTTGGTCAGCCAGTTTTGTATACCAGCAGAATCTTTTCTTGCAAATGCTTCATATGAAAAGCTTGAGCTTCTTGTAGTTGCTTCTTCTCCAATCTCATCCAAATCAATGTCTAAGTCTGACCACGTTCTTCTGATGTCTGAGCGAGTCATTTCTGAAACAATTCCAACAAAGGTTGCATCTGTTACTGAAGATGCTGCACGGTCAATCAGAAATGATTCAGGGGGTATAGTATTAAGTTTAACACCAGACTTGTCTATTTTTCTACGCAATCTAACATCAACATATGCATAGTAACTTGTGCCGTCATCATTTACAACTGGCTCTGTTCCTATTTGTAAGTCACCAATAATCTCTACATTTGTGTCAGATAATATTTGGTCAAGCACACCTTCTTCAATTTGTTCGTATTCTTCTACAACATAATCGTAGTGTTCTTCCCATCCCCAAGTTAGGGCACTATTGCCAAAGACAACTGCTGACTTTATCCACGTGGAAAGTTTCGACCATCCATCAGGATTTGAGTTGAATAGACAATAGTTGACAACATCCGATGCAATCTGTGACGCTTTAACAGCAGCCATCTCGTTGCTATACGGTGTAAATAAAGCCAATTTATTATTGTCCAATAATAGTTTGGTCAATAGTGCTGTATATCCCTCAGCTATCTCGGCTGAGTCTGAGGATACAATTGAACTTACGCCTTGTGGTTTTAAATCACCTTGGGCTTCTAAGCTCATTTCATATACGGCATTTTCTCTTCTCTTGCTTACATCTGATGAATTAGTATTTCCACCAGTGGCATTACGCATGTGACGATCTATTGACTGAATCAACATGTCGTCATCAATCTTCTCGATTTTCTTTTTCATTCTCACTCTCTCTGTTATCTACTGTTTAAATAAGTTGCTAATGAATCAACAAATCTTTTATCTAAGCCTTCTGGTTTTATTCCAAATCCTTCATCTTGTAATTGAGGTCTTAAAGTATTTCCAACTGCTCTAGCAAACATTTCTGCATTGCTTAATCTATATCGTTTTACATTGTCTGGAATACCTTCAGTGCCCGGACCACTCCAAACCGTTTTATAATACGGGTCTGTTAGCGCTGTAGAAATGTATTCTCCAAACCCTTCTCTAGGGTTAACAACGCCTCCATGATGTGACCTATTCATAAGCAATGTTCTTAAGCCTATATTTTCTGGATCATTTAAATCTAAATGAGCAGTCTTAGGATCGCTCATCCATTGTTTCTGTAAACTTTCTTTTGTCCAATTTTCTTGGTGCATGGGGTCTGTCATATAGGATTTCATAATATCACTTGCACTTAACCTATCTTGTCCAGCTATAACATTATCATAATAATGTCCAGCAAGCTCATGCATGCCTACAGATTGCAGAGGAACACTATTAGAAGATTTAGAATTGAATTTCATTCTTTTAAATCCACTATCCATAATACCTACTGTAGGTCTATGCCTTTTGTCATCAGGATAAAGATGCTGATATTTTGGCTTTTCCTCTGGCTTAAGAACTCGTTGCAGTTCATTCCAAGATTTCATTTTATTTTCCATTCGTCTAAAAGGAACGTCTAAATAAATCCCATCATTCTTAGTGGCAGTCTTGTCGCTAAAACCAAAAGTTTTAAAATAGTCGTCACCTTCAGTTATATTTTTAAGATTTCCATCTTCATCTAAATCTTTACTCCTACTCTGATATCTGCTTCTTCCGTCTTCTGCTATAAGGTTTAAATCTTCAGGAAGATACTTATCTCTATTAACTGGAATAGTATCATGTGTATTCCAAACAGTATCTAAAGATTCAATTGTAGGTTGCCAATATGTTTCTGAACCATCCCAAAAATGAGCTGTATCTCCAAGACCTAACGCTGAATACCCTCTTTGTTGTGGAACTAATCTTGTAGGTGTGCTTTGTTGTGGTGTTTGCACCATACTATATGTTCCCGCCATAAGCTCTCCTTACAACCACTTAGTATCTGGCTGCTCATATAATGTATTCATTTCACCCCAGCTAAATGCTTTATTTGTTAGGGCATGTCCGTGTGTTCTGTAAGCTTCACAAGCAATAGCTAGTGACATAACCATATCGTCATAGTGTCCAGTTGAGGCTTCAGCCTTACCTGACTCTGTAACAATAAAGTTTCTTAGCTCATCTAACAACATAGCAGATGGAATCATAATGTCTTCATCTTCAATCATTCGTCTAAGATTAGAAATGATTGGTGGTCTAGTTGACATAGTTGTCTTAAAACCTAAATGATTCACATTATCACCAGCAGTGTTAGCTGTTTTCTTTTGTTGATATATGTTTGGATAGTTCATGCCAAACAGTTGCTGTACTGTAGCTAATCCAATTGAATTGCTTTCAGGGACTACTAAAGCATTGTTATACCATCTACCAAGATAGAATATCATTTTGCCGTAGCTAACTGGATCAATCCTGTTGTTACGATATATAGCGC